CCATCGTTGGCTACCGTGAGCTGCTGAAATGGACGCTGGCAGTACGGTCGCTAATCGTCGAAAACCGCATAGGCCAAACTGGCGAGAAACTACTTGCTGAACATGTCGAGCGCGCCGTCATGATTAAACACCAAGGCAGCGTTGCTCTCAGCTCTACCCGTTCGCCTGGTCCCATTGAGTTAGCGCGCTGCATGGTATGGGCCGCTGCTCTCGAGTCGCGCCCAAGTTCTGCCGGCAAGCCTTTACTAGTTATCTCAAGGTAGTACACTCTTAATCGGACGGCCTCGCATTTCGTCGGGATTTGCGAGGTTATCCACAACTCACGCTCTCAAGAATGGCACAATATCCACATGGCTATATTTGGCAAAAACAAAAGCGCTGCAATGGGGGCAAGTGTTGACCCAGAGATTAAAGCGGCCGTAGGTTTTGCTAATACGCCTGGCATTTCTAACAACCCTGTAAACAACTTCTTTAACTATGTTGAGGGCGAGCGCCGCGGCGCGGCCATGCAGTTGGCTACCGTTTCCCGTGCTCGAGACTTGCTGGCCTCAGTTATCAGCTGCATGCCGTTAAAAATGTACGGCGAAATGTGGGACGAAACCGAGGGCGAAATGGAAGAAATACCATTAGCCCCACGGTCATGGTTACGCCAGCCCGACCCGAGCGTTACCTATAACTTCCTCATGGCTTGGACGCTCGACGACTTACTGTTTTACGGTCGCGCCTACTGGTACATTTCTGAGCGCTCGGCTGACGGCTTTCCAAGTAAGTTCAAGCGCCTACCAGTTGGCAGCATTACCCTTGGCGACACAGTAAGCACCGTGCCGTTCGGACCATCAGCAGACATTTACTTTGCTGGTAACCCGATGAACGCTAACGACATTGTGCAATTTCTTTCACCAATTCAAGGCATTGTTTATTCGAGCCAGCAGACCATTGCGACCGCGCTTAAAATAGAGGACTCACGTTATACCTATGCCCGCAGTTCCTTACCGTCTGGCGTTTTGCGGCAGACCGGTGGTGAGCCTTTGAGCGCGCAAGAGTTATCAGACCTTGCAGCTGCTTTTAACCAAGCCCGCTTGACTAATCAGACCGCCGCGCTGAACGAGTACCTAACGTATGAAGCCTCTACAGCGACCCCAGATAAAATGCTTATGATTGAAAGCGCGCAGTACAGCGCACTCGACTTGGCGCGTCTGTGTGGCGTACCGCCGTATCTTGTGGGCGTTTCTACTGGCGCTTACGCATACACAAGCTCTGAGCAGTCGCGCGCCGATTTGTACATTTTTGGCGTGAAACCTTACGCGGATTGCATCGCCAGCACATTGAGTATGAACAACGTTCTGCCAAGAGGCACGTTTGTGAAGTTTGATTCAGAGTCGTACTTGGGAGAAAATTACGTAGCCGACGCAATGCCCGATAACCAGCCACAAGAAAACACACAAGAGGAAATGGCATCATGATTAGATTAACCACCAGCACTTTCAGTGTTGACGCAGCAGCCGCAGACGGCACAGCAAAACGCACCATTACCGGTATCGCACTTCCATACAACACCACGGCCACTGTCTCTGGCGGCCAAGAGGTTTCTTTTTTGCCAGGCTCTTTGCCCGTCGAGGGCAAGGCCCCCAAGCTCTACATGAGCCATGACTCAACCCAAGCCATTGGGTTAGTGACCGAGCGCACCGCAGACGACACCGCCATGTACTTCACCGCCAAGGTATCCACCACCGCCCTTGGCGATGAAGCCTTAGTGCTCGCAGCTGACGGCGTGCTTGACTCTGTAAGCGTTGGCGTTAACCCAACGGACTTTAAGTTTGACGAGGACGGCGTAATGATTATTGCGTCAGCCGAGTGGTTAGAGCTCAGTTTGGTGCCGCAGCCGGCATTTGCGGGCGCAACCGTAGACAGCGTTAATGCAAGTATCCACCAAGAACCCGAAACCACCGATATAGACTTATCCACAGACGAACCTTTAGTAGAGGAAGTAACCGAAATGTCAGAACCAGTAGCCCCAGAAGTTATCGAGGCATCAGCACCAGTTTTTGCTACCGCTAAGCGCGAACCACGTTTGCCAAGCGCTGGCGAGTTTGTTGCAGCAATGCACAAAGGCGGCGAAGTAGCCGCAGCTGCACAACGCATTTTCTCTGAGTACCGCGCATATCACAAGTCGCCTATCGAGGCTGCCGCTGGCGACAACGTACTGAGCAATGACGCAGGTTTGGTACCGGTTCCTATTTTGGGTCCTGTGTTCGCGGATATTAACTACATCGCGCCTGTGTTGTCAGCACTCGGCACTCGCGCAATGCCCAACAGCGGCGCTGGCGCAACGTTCATTCGCCCAACATGGACGACCCACCCAACCGTGGCAGAACAGACAACAGAACTCACCGCAGTATCAGCAACAACCGCAGTGATTGCAGCAAACACGGTTACGAAGAAAACTTTTGCTGGCAGCGCCCAGTTGTCCTACCAAGTATTGGACTTCACAGACCCTGCCGCAATGCAAATCATCGTGCAAGACCTCGCCGGTCAGTACCTCACCGCCATTGACAATTTCGCTGCAGACAACTTGCTTGCAGCTGCAACTTCAGCCGGCGTCTGGGACCTCTCAGTTACAGACCTCATGAAGTCCATCTACGATGCAGCAGTAGTTACCAGCGCAGCAACCAACTACTTGCCAACCCACATTTTCGTGGACCCTGCAACATGGGCACTTATGGGCCAACTTGTAGACACCACAAACCGCCCAATTTTCCCAAGCATCGGCGCACCAGGCTTGAACGGTCAGAACAGCCTTGGCGCTGGTCAGGCCACTTCATGGTCGGGTATGAACCCACTTGGCTTGCAAATTGTCGTAGACAACAAGTTTGCTGCCAAGACAATGGTAATTATGAACCAGAACGCATTTGAGATTTACCGCCAAGACCGCGGCATGCTCACCGTTGAAGTTCCAAACACATTGGGTCGCCAAATGAGCGTGTTTGGTTACGCAGCAACGTTCGCTGCTAACGCCAACATGATTCAGAAAATTACTCAGGCTTAACCCGAAAGGCGGGCTACCGCCATGGCGGTTTACTCAGTAACCCACAAGTCGTTACTCGACAACTACGCAGTCTTACAACTGCTCACCAGCAACGAAATTGCTGTAGGTCAAAGCATCACAGTGGCGGCCGTTGACGCAACATTTAACGGCACGTACACCGTGTACGCGTTACCAGAGTATTTGTATATCGGCACTGACGCTGAGGGCGATTTGGTTTATGACTACAACGTAGCCATAGAAAATCAAGTGCTTTACGCGCGCTCTGGCACGGACTTAACGCGCACAGCTGCGACCGGCACAGTCACATACACCCAGACGGCAAGTTGGGTAACCAGTACCCAGATTGAGGATTGGTTGGGCATCGGCACCGCTTCGAGTCTTGATGCTGCATTCTTGACGCAGTGCGCCAGTAGCGCCTCGGCGTTTTGTTATCGCCGCAGGCAAGAGGCTGGTTACATTGACTCGTTGACCACCAGCCCAAGTGCAGACGTCACCCTAGGCACCATCATGTACGGCGGCATGCTTTATCGGCAGCGCGGCAGCATTGACTCTTTCGCCAGTTTTGGCGATGGCGGCGCGGTATCAGTTACGGGCCTCTCAGGCGTCATAAAACAACTGCTTGGCATAGACAGACCGCAGGTGGCATAACTCATGCCTGTGGCCTTTACAGACCTGTTTAATGAAGCCCTAGACGACCTCACAGCCACACTCACGGCAGTTATCGGTTTGCAGGTAGTCAACGACCCGCGCAACCTGGTACCGCCATGCGCATTTATTGACGCCCCCACATTCGAGGCGTTTAACTACAACATCGTAAAAATGATATTTCCTGTGCGCGTCATCACCCTCGGCCCAAACAACCTCGACGCGCAACGCTCACTACTAAACCTCGCCAGCAAGGTACTTGGCGCTAATGTTGGGTTGACGGACGGACGGCCAACTATCGCCATGATAGGCGGCGCGGACTATCCGGCATACGATTTAACAATTACAATGCAAGCACAGACAGCGTGAAAGGCTAACTATGTTTAAGATTTCAAGTGAGCGTCTAGGCAAAATTGGCGATTTCTTTGACGCTGCAGCTGCCGAAAAAGACGGCGTAAACGTGCTGGCACTCATTGCCGGCGGTTTCCTTGCCGAAACGTCCACCAAAACCGACCCGAAACCTGCTAAAACAGAACAAGAACCAAGCGAGGATTAAACACCATGGCAACTAGCACCTATCTCTCAAACCCAGTAGTAACCGTTAACGCGGTTGATTTAACTGACCAGACGACTAGCGCAGTATTCACAAGGGTTATTGAGGCCCTGGAATCAAGTAGCTTCGGTTCTAGTTCAAGGGTCTACACGGCTGGGATGTCACTGAATACATTAACCGTAACTTTGTACAACTCTTACGCAGCGACCGAAACATACGCCACGTTGTCAGCTCTTGTCGGTACACAAACCACAGTAAAAGTTAAACCAGCAGCTGGTACGACCTCAGCAACAAACCCAGAACATACCCTCACCGGTGCGTATCTTGAAACGTTGCCACTCGTCAACGGCCAACTCGGCGCACTCGATACGATTGACATTACTTTTACTGGTGGCGTTTACAGCGTTTCCACCGGCGCATAACAAACCTCAACCCGAAAGGTAGCCCGACATGCAACTAAGGCTAAAAGTACAACGCAAAAACGAGAACGCCTACGAGGTTGTCACTAGCCTCGCGGTCATTGTCGCATGGGAACGGCGCTTTAAGCGTCGCGCCAGTGACCTAGGCGCAGGTGTAGGCATGGAAGATTTAGCCTTTATGGCATGGGACGCCAGCCAACGCGCAAACATTGTGGTACCAGCCACACTCGACGCATTCATTAACGACATTGAGCTGCTCGAGGTCGTAGACAGTGAGTCACAAAGTTTTACCGAGCCGGCACCGTCCGGCGACAACTAGCAGAACTGCTATTACACACGGGCTGGTGGCCCCCAAGTGTAGACTTTGAGTTACCAGACTTAGCCACCGTCATAGACATTCTAGAAAGGCAGCGTAAAGAAAATGCCCGCCACCGCTAGTTATCAGGTCTATGGCATTCAAGAGGCGCTCGCTGAGATAAACAAAGTAGACCGCCTTTTACGCCGGCAGATAACTAAAGACATTCAGGCTGGCGCTGGCACTCGACTTGTCACTGCTGCACGTTCGTTCATACCCACTAAGACGCCTCTTTCGCGCATGGTTAATGGCAACATGATTAAGGGCCGCGACGGCACGGGCTGGTCACGCACCCGTGTTGTTGCTGGCATTCGCACCGTTGTAGGCAAACGCGGCCAGCGTGCTCGTACTGTAACGTTCTCTAATGGCCGTACAGCCGATTTTAAGGCGACGCAATACCAGTTACTGGTTCTACAGCAACGCGACGCTGCCGGCGCTATCTGGGACCACGCAGGCATTCGAGGCGGCGGCCAGTTTGTCACTAACCTTTTGGCTGAGGGCGAGCACGTCGGGCCAGCAGCTGCGCCACGCGCTCTGCAACCAGCCGCTGAAAGTGTGCTACCAGCCGTCGAGGCTGAAGTAGACAAGATAGTGCAACGCGTTATGACTATTGTTAACCGTAACCTTGTAACGACTAGGACGCGCTAACTATGGCAATCAACATTCCGATTATTTCTAGCCTGAACACCAAGGGGTTCGACAGCGCCAAGAAAGAGTTTCAGAGCCTGCAGGGTTTTGGTGCCAAGAGCGGGTTTCTTTTAGAGAAAGCAATGTTGCCCGCTGCCGGCGCAGTCACCGCACTGGCTGGCGGTTTAGTAATTGCTGCTAAGGCCGCTATTGCAGATGAGCAAAGCACCAAACTTTTAGAAACACAGCTGCGCGCAACGCTCGGACCTAACCAGGCTCTTGCCGATAGTGTTGCCGATTTCGTTGACCAGACACAATTAGCAACTGGCGTAGCAGACGATGAACTACGACCAGCACTTGCCGGCTTGGTCCGGTACACGGGCGACGCAACCAAGGCTCAAGAACTGCTCACTTTAAGCCTCGACGCCTCAAAAGCGACGGGCAAGGATTTAACCGCTGTCAGCACGGCTATTGGGCGCGCGTACGACGGCAACTTTACAAGTCTAAAAAAGTTGGGCATACCGCTCGATGAGAACATTATTAAAACGAAAGACTTTGAGGCTGCACAAAGAGCGTTAAGTGCACAGTTCGCTGGCGCGTCAGCTGCTAATGCCAGCACGT